TCCCCGACCGCGCAGCCCTCCACGGGCTCAAACAGGTGCAGTTCGACCTGACCGAGGCCTTCGTCAAACCCCTGGGCCAGTACCTACCTGCGCTGCTGCAGTTGCTGGCCGATGAACCCGCCGACGGCGATACTCATCCCGCTCTTGATGTGAGACATCGCCTCGTCGATGGGCACGACCCAGTTCTGCGGGGCATCTTTCGGGCGCTCCGATGCCCATGCCACGTCGAGGAACGGGTTCTCGCCAGTGGTGCAGACCACCAACGCCGTCGAGTCGTTGTTGTAGCTGCCGTCGAATCCCAGCACAACCTCCGCTCCCTCGGGGATCGTGCGCTCGGTGTCGGCGCATTCGTCCCATGCACCGGCCGGCAGCCAGGCTGTGGCGGCCGATACCCATTGATTGAGGCGCTTGGTGCGGAACTCGGCCTCCGGACGACGGATCACCGTCGACGCGAAGTCCTCGGGGTCGATGAGGTCGGCGAAGGCAGGGTTCGCGGCGGCCCACACTGCCGGGTCCCGGTGGTCGGCACCTTCGGGCGCGCCCCACCATGCGAAGAAGAAGGTCGGGTCCTCCACATGGCCGCGAGCCACGTCGACCCCGTGTCGATACATGCGATAGCAGACCGATTCCTGGCCGAGCGTGTCGTACATCACGCCGGCGGTGGTGATCGCCAGGGTCATGGGGTCCCGTCGGGCTCCAGATCCGAGGGTGAGCACGTTCCACAGCTCGTCAGTGGGGTGGGCGTGGAGCTCGTCTACGATCACCCTGGTCGGGTTCAGCCCTTCCTTCGTGGGTGCCTTGGCCGTCAGGACCCGGTAGATCGAGCCCGTTTCGGGGTCCGAGATCACGTCCCGCATGATCTCGAGTCCTCCGAGCATGGCGGGCTGCGCCCGGATCATCCGTTTCGCCTCCGAGAAGACGATCCGCGCCTGGGTGACCTCGGCGGCGGCCGAGTAGACCTCGGCGCCCTCGCCTCCGAAGAGCAGGCCGTCCAGGGCGAGCCCGGAACCGAGCGTCGACTTCCCGTTCTTGCGCGGCAGGCCGATGAGTGCGGTGCGATGGCGAAGGTGGCCGTCGGGTCGGCGTGCGAACAGTCGGCGGACGAGATCCTGCTGCCAGGGTCGCAGCACGAGTGGCGATCCACCCGCCGAGCCGTAGCCGTCTCGGGAAACGGTGCAGAATGTCTCAATGGCGGTGATGATCTCGTCGCCGTCACCACGTTCGATGTCCTCATTGGGCACTGGGGACAGGTACAACGGGGCATTCAACGCGCCGGGAATGGGTGTGTTCATGCGGATGCTCCTGGTCGATTGCGGCGGCTTCGCAGGTTCGCGAGGGTCGATTCCTTCTCCACGGCGATGACGGCGAGGCCGAGACGGGCACGCGCCATAGGCGTGAGGCCGAAGGACTTCATCAAGTCGCCGATCTGTGCGTCGAGACGGCGCATCTCGCGGAGCGCCGGGTTCGGGTACTGCTCCTCGCCGACGACTTCACCGCGGCTCGTCATCACCGGCTTGGTCAGCACCGGGCCGTGATCGTCGAGGGCTGCCCGGAGAACCGCACGCTCATCCTCAAGCTGGGCGAGGCGAACAATGCCGTGGAAGTCGCTCGGCTGCGTCCACTCGAGGGCGTGGATCGCCTCCCACGTTGCTCGACCGGCCGGGCCGAGGTCACCGGGCGCGTCGGGTATCGCCATGAGCGTCGGGACGGGCACCATGGCGACCACGGGGGTCTTCTTCGTCTTCTTCGGAGCCAGCCGGCGGTTTCGTTTGGCGTCGGGCAGTGGTCCTCGGGCACCCATCAGACACCCCCTTCCGAGTTCGCTAAAACGTTCAGCGAGCGACGAATGGAGCGTGGTGGGTCGCCTGTCGCCTGCCTGGCCCCGAGCAGACCCGCCCCCCTGACCTGGGCTTTTGTCAGGCAGCCGCTCACCGCCGCTCACCACCGGTTGGCACCAGCGCCGCACCGACTGCCTTGGTGTGGGCGCAGGCAGTCGCAGCGCCACAGGAGCAGAGCCAGCGCCCCTCCAGTAGTTCCACGTCGACCACGCCGTCTGCGTCGGTTCGGATCGACGCAGTTAGGTTGCCGTCGCCTCGCTTGCGGAACACCACACTCATGCCGTGTCCTCTGGTTCGTCGGTCATCGGCGAGTGGGCGTGCCAGGTCATCGGACAGGCGACGGCAAGTGCTACCAACTCGAGTGAACAGTGAGGACAGATCCATATGGTTGTGGGCATCAATCGTCATCCTTCAGGTAGCGATGATTGACCACGTCGAAGTTGTTCATCACTACCCACTCATCCCAAAGGATCACGGAGTCGATGTCATTGAGATCACTGGATCGTTCCTGCCTGTGCTTCGACGGGGCAGTGAGGTCTCGTGTGACCGATCGTCCGCATGTCCGACATCGGGTGCATCCACAACTCGGACACGTAGGTACTGGTTGCCAGGCGGCGTCGAGTGATGCCCAGAGATCGACGGGGTCGGCTTCGGCCATCACGCATCCCGGTTGACGATGGGAAACATCTCATCATCGACTCGACGGAACGACACCCAGTCGAGTCGCTTGCCAGGACAGCGGTGGGTGATCTCCTTGGCGATGGCCTGGACACTGCGCGCACAAGAGGGACACCGCCACGTTGTCAGTGTCATAGCGCGCTGTACTCCTCGTCGTAGTCAGAGAGCATCGATTCGATGTCCTCATCGGTCCATTCCGGTGGCCCTGTTCCAGTCGAACAGGTGTTCGGGGTGACAGGGGTGTCACCTGTGCCGGTTGGTTTCGCGTATGGGGCAAATCCTGGGATAACCGGAAGTGCTGACACCCCTGTCACCCCTGTAGACTGATTTGCCGGCTGACCTGCGCTTTCCTGGTCGACGCCTTGCATGCTGATTCCATCCCAGAGCCGGCCGACGCTCTTGGTGCGGCCGGCCTTGGCGCCTCGCTTCGTCAACTCCTTGGCCACGCGCTGCCAGTGGCCTTTGTCGGCAATCCCGTTGTCCTTGACCCACGATTCGTGCGCTTCCGTGAGTACCGATGTCGGCGTGCGTGCCATCGGATCGAACACGATCCCGATGTCGGCGATGAACCGGGACACCGTGTCCTGGTCGCCACGGAAGGCGGCAGTGCTGGCGACGATCCGGTCTGGCGCTCCAATGCCGACCTCGAGATACCTCACGGCACCCTCGACGATCCATCGCAGGATCCCGGGAGCCTCAGTGGCGAGCTTGTCGCCAAGTGCCTCGTCCTGCTCGGCCGTCGGGATCGTCACGTCCCAGGGGATCATGCGCACCCGCCGCCAGATGCCGTTGTCGGTGCCGTTGATGGTCGGCAGGATGTTGGAGAACATCACCAGCGTGTGACTTGGGTCGAAGTGCCATTCGTCCTCTCGCATCCGTCGGGCAGCAAGCCGGTCGTTCCCGGTCAAGTTCTTCACCTGCTCCTCGTTGATCCTGGCGCTCTCCGATGTCTCGGAGGCGACGGCCAACCGGGCTCGGAACAGGGTGGCGAAGACGGTGGGATGTTGCTCGTGCCGGCTGGCGACGATGAGCGATTTATGCGGGACGACGGCGTAACTGCCCAGGGCGTGCTGAACGGCTCCGAAGAACTTGCTCTTACCATTCCCGCCCAGGCCGTAGTGAATCGACAGGGTCTCCGTCTGACGGCCGGAAGCGCCAGCACCTGCCTCCCGTTGCAGATATTCGCGAACCTCGAGGTCCGGCTGCCAACGGTCTAGGCACTTCTCCCACAATGGCGCCGTAGCACTCGGGTCATAGGCCACCGGGCACTGTTGTGTGCAGAGGTCGGCCGGATCGTGTTGGCGAAGTTCACCCGTGCAGAGGTCGACGGTGCCATTCGTGCAGTTCAGGATGAACCCGTCGGCGTCGAGCTGCTCATGGTCGACGATCACGCCGGGGATGCCTCGAGCCAGCCGCACCATGGCGGCTATCGCCCCCGCAGATTCGGCCCTGATCGCCGCAGCGAACACGGGCTTCCGGTCGTCTCCGTACAGCTTCGGCACCATCGCCATCAGGTGACGACTCACCCGCTTGGCCTTCTCGGTGATGAGTACGTCGTTCTGGTCGACGATCCACCGGCCCTCGCGGTAGACAATCCACCGACCCCATGCGTGGGCGAACCGCACCGTTCCGTCTGCGAGGTCGATGAGACGCCTGGCATTGCCCGCATCCGTGAGCCGGAAACCGTCGGGTGCGACCGCTACGCTTTCCCCTTCGTCCTCGTCCTCTCGCGGGTCGGGCAACGCGTCGAGCGCTTCCGCCGTAGCGGCGTCGGCGGCCTGGGC